GTGGTCTACGCCAAAGCTAGCACCTTTCTGGTCATCATCATCTAGCTTTACTGACTTAGGTTGGGAAGAGATCCCTACCTACATGGAAGTGCCTCTACGTAGCGATAAGCATATGATGCGTGGACATGCTGACGGCTGGATCAAAGGTCTAGGCGATGATTGCTTAATTGAGATCAAGTCCCTAGGTTCTGGCGGTATACGCATGGAAGCTCCTGCTGTAATGGAGCAGGCTAACGGTAACGTAGAGCTTGCTTGGAAAAACATCAAGACTCCTTTCCGTGCACACCAGCTTCAGGGTCAGGTCTACCTCCACCTTTGCCATCTGATGGTTGAGGAGGGGTCGCTAGATTCTGCTCCCAAAGAGATTGTCTTTATCTATGAGCTTAAGGCTAACCAAGAGTACAAAGAGTTTGTTGTAGCTTACAATCCAGAGTTTACAAAGGAAATCTTTGACAAGGCTCTAGATGTAGCGTGGGCTGCTAACAACGACCGCCCACCGCTTTGTAGTATAAACATTGAAAAGGGCTGCACACGTTGCGCCCCATTCCAGGAGGCAAAGTGAGCAAGGTGCACGATAACAAAGGTTACTGTGGAGAGTGTGGTAGTTACTCAACAGAGTGTAAGACACTTGACTTTCACGGTATGAAACAAAAAGTCTGTAAAAAATGTCGGGGGGCAAAATGAGTATCAGTAGAGATGTGTTAGCCGCAGTTAACGAACTTGGATTCTCTTTGACTGCAAAGCCTGAGTACGAGATTCCGGCGCTACCCCGTGACATTACTGAGCTGGATGACGAAGGTCTCATGGATCTCTTTGTTCAGTTTACGCAATGGAACGACCACCTAGCCGGTGCTCACGCTATTGCTATTATTAATGAGAGAGAAGCTCAACGAAACCTTGACACCCAGGAAGCTGCCAGTATGCTGCGGCATTGGACTGGTGCAAAGGGAGATCGTGTAGCCTTGATCAAAGCTCAGATCGCTTCTACTACCGAGGTTAAAGATTTGCAGCATGATCTAGATGTTAAGTATGCTTTCCGTAAGATCATTGAAACAAGAACTCTCAATGTTGAGAGGGATTCACAAGTAGTGTCTCGTGAGCTGACCCGCCGCACATCCGATGGTGGAGGCATGCGAGCTAGGACTAGGAGGTTCAATACATGAGTAAGCGCCAGGAAAAGATCGCCGCACGTATCGAAGAGCAACAGCTCTTTCTTAAAGCCCGTGAGCGGTTTAATATGTCTCGCTTCATGCAGGCCCACTACTTGGGTAAGCAGATGTTTGAAGAAGGTAAGGATAAACTTACTGATGGTGAGATCGCTATGCTAGAGGACCAAATAGCTGAAAACCAAACTATTATTGACGAGTATCTAAAGCGGGAGGGTCTATATGCCGAGCCAGAGTCGGAAACACCGGGGCTACCGGACACAGAAGTTAGTAGCTGAGTATCTTGCTAAACGAGGCTTTCCGTTCGCAGAAAGTACGGGTGCTGGTAGATCTGGCACTGATATTACCGGTACTGTTGGTATTGATTGGGAAGTAAAGGCTAGGGCTGATTTCAACCCTAGCGGGGCCATGAAGCAGCTCAAGGATCGTGCTAATGAGAATGATCTACCTGTGGTAGTTCTCCGCTTAAACGGCCAAGGGGAGGCTTCTGTAGGGGAGTTTATGACCTGCCTTCGGTTAGAAGATTTTGTGAAGTTAATTAGGGATGCGGGATACGGCGATACACCGTAAGATATGTTCCTAGGTGGGCGACTAAAAATCGAACCTAAAGGACTACAAATCGTGAATGAAGAAAAAGAAGACGGATTCTTGCGTGTAGGCGCTGGATCTAATGCCCAAGCCGTAGGCTCAGCCATTGCACACGCACTGTATGAATCACCACAGGTAAAGCTCCGGGCAGTAGGAGCATCAGCAGTAAACCAGGCAGTAAAGGCAATTGCAATCGCAAGAGGCTATGTAGCCCCTCGTGGTTTAGACCTTAGCTGCCGTCCAGGATTTACCACTGTAGAGTCTAGGGATGGCAACATCTCAGCAATAGTCTTTACAATCTCGGTAAGTTAATCTATTATTAGTACCAAGAGATCTCTAACAGTTAGGTACCAACATGGCAACTCCAGAACAAGAAGCATTGGCGGGAATGGCAAAGGTTGGCGCACCACGTGAGCCAATGGGCCAGAAGCCTGTTTCATTCACTTCTCCTTCAGCTAAGCCTGAACAAGGAACACCTGTAAAGAAGAAGAACACTGCAGCCGGTGATCCTACCGCAGCAGGCACAAAGAAGAACCGTGCTAACCGTCCTTACGCAGGACAGGAGCGTCTAGGCGCTCGCTACGGCGTTAAGGCAAGCTATGCACCACAGACAGAACCTGCTGCTGGTCTTACACAGGCTAACAGCAAGATCATCAGCCCATCAGTCATTCGTCAGAAGGATTCATGGTCTGAAGGAATGGAAACTTCCTACTAAATCGGATATACTATTAGCAGGGCCTGTAACAGGGCTCTGCTAATCTAAACATTGGGGGCAATGTGTTACAAGGGCTATACGAAAAAGCAAAAATCGAAAACGCTGCAAACCGTTGTGTTGTAGCTCAGTGGGGCATTCAGTTTGAGGGCGCAGATAGAGACGCATTCAATCAGTCTATTTCAGACGATGAGTTCTCCAATAAGAATCTATATAACCTTTACAAAGATGCCGGGGCTACCTTTAGTATCTCGTCTCTCCGTGCACATAGATTAGGAGAGTGCGGATGTCGCTAGGCGAATCATATAACGAGGCCAAGGCAGAGGTCGTTACCAACAATGCCATTAACTCTATTGAAAAGCTTCTTAAAGCTAACGGACTAACTCCAGAAGATGTTGGCAAGATCAGCAAGGTTAGTTTGTCTAATAACCCTGATGACACTAAGATCATCTTGTCTCCTGCTTGGAACGAGGGTCCAAAGTGGCAGCCTGTACAGCAGGCCGCACCTACAGTTGTACAGCCAAAGGTTCGTACACCTGCTCTAATTAGCAGTAACTGGAAAGTTGCAGTAGCACTTCCAGACCCACAGATTGGCTATCGCCGTTATGAAGACGGTACGCTAGACCCATTCCACGATGAGGACGCTATGGACGTAGCGCTTCAGGTAGTAGGTTTAGATCATGGCCATCCTGTAGATCAGGTAATTAACCTAGGGGATTTCCTAGACCTACCTATGTACGGCACCTATGAACAAGAAGCTGTCTTTGCGCATACCGCACAGTTGGCTATTGATCGTGGCCACTTGTTCTTAGCAGAGCAGCGTGCTGAGGCCGGTGCAGATGCTCGTATCATCCTTCTAGAAGGAAACCACGACAAGCGTCTTAACCGCTTCATCAATACAAATGCTGCTGCAGCTTATGGTTTGAAGGTGGCTAATATGCCAAACTCATGGCCTGTAAACAGCTTGCAGAATCTATTACGCTGTGACGAACTAGGAGTGGAGTTTATTGATGGCTACCCAGCTGCTGCACACTGGATTAATAAGCGTCTTCGTGCTATGCACGGTGATCGTGCTAACTCTTCTGGCTCAACGGCTGCACAATATGCGAATTCGAATCCAAATATCTCTACGTTATTTGGTCATATTCATCGCATGGAACAGCAATCCAAGACTGTATTTGATCGTGACCAGGCCATTAAAAGTGTCTCTTTTAGCCCGGGATGCCTCTGCAGGGTTGACGGTGCAGTCCCTTCCGTTAAGGGCGGTGTTGATGTCAAAGGTCAAGCTCTACAGTATTTTGAGAACTGGCAGCAAGGAGTAAGCGTTATCTTCTTTAAAGATGGGGATGATGATAGCTTCCACTTTGATCAAGTTCACATTCATAAAGGTAAGACTATGTACCGTGGACAAGAGATTGTATCTACAAGACTAGCAGTTCAGTAGTTACGTTTAGCGATACAGATAAGCCGGTGTAGTGCACAATATGTGCATACGCCGGCTTTATCTATTAGAGGAGACTCTGTGAGCAACAATACTATTAATATTTTGCAGGGTATCTCTGCTGCTTTGGCTATTATTGGTGCTTTTGGTTTCTCATTCCGTTGGGTTATCAAGCACTACCTATCAGAATTACGCCCAAACCACGGCTCATCCCTTAATGACAAGATCAACCTAGAGATTATTCCTCTTCTTAAAGAGCTTAGGGCACATCAAGAAAAGATCGGACTAAAGGTTGCTAAATTAGAGGGTCGTTTCGAACAACACGTAGACGACGTAGAGGCAGAATAATGTCGTACACGCCTCGTCCTGGTGACTACGGCGTAGTAAAGACTAACGGCTTTATTGGCAGACTCATCAGATTAACCACAACAAGTAGGTGGAATCACGCCGTAATCTACATTGGCGATGGAGCACTTATTGAGGCTAGACCTACTGGCGTTACTTTTGGCAAAGTAGATGAATATCCGGTAATAGCTTGGAATCAACATGAGTACAGCCTTACTGACGAACAGCGCAAGATCATCGTAGATTACGCTGTAGATCAAATTGGTAATCCGTATGGCTACCTAGATATCTTTGTAATCTTCCTACGTGCTTTTGGTTTAAAATTACCTCCAACTAAGCTATGGGTATCCCTAGCTAGGAGACAAGGCTTTATCTGTTCAGAGCTTGTATCTGAAGCCTATGAGCATGCAAACTATTCACTAAGTAAAAAACCCGATGCCCTTGTAACACCGGGTGATCTAGCAGAGAGGTTAATCTACCAGTGACAGACGCACATAAGCAAGCAATGAATCTTCACCTTGCTGTCTCTATCCCTGCCCATGAGCCTCGTGAGACAGATCCGCACTACCACTTGTTCAATCAGGCTAAGGCTAGGATTAAAAAGCAAGGCCTATGGAAGTGCATAATTGACGATGACCTGTGTTCTGGCGGCCCCGAGCTACATCACAGCCACATAGAGTTTAGCCAAATCAACAATATGGACATGCATAAGGTTGAGAAGGCTTTTGGCCTACATTTTGAAACTGATGAGGAATTCCAGGAGTGGATCGAATCCCCAGGAAATCTTGAGGTTTTGTGTGAGGCTCATCATCGTACACGTTTTGGTATCCACGAGATCCCAGCCCCACTCTGGGAAACATTTAGGTATCGTAAGACAGGAACAGATCCTGCAGCGGAGGTAACACATGAGTAGTGGATTGGATATTGTAAATATTGCCCAAACTCAAATAGGTTTTATAGAAGGTCCAAACAACGAGAATCCTTATGGAACTTGGTACGGTATTCCTAATGAGAGCTACTGCGCTATGGGTGTTAGTTGGGTCTTTGCTCAAGCAGGCCTATCTGCATTGGTAGCTGCACAGACTGAAAAAGGTTTCTCCTATTGCCCAGCCGGTTTAACATGGTTTCAGAAGAAGGGCCGTGTTGTAGGAAAGTATGAAGGGCAACCTGGAGACCTAGTATTTTATTCCTGGTCCGGTAATGGTGTTGCAGACCACGTAGAGATTATTGAGAACGCTTCTCGTGATGGAATCACTTGCATCGGATTTAACACAGGCCCAGATAAATCAACTGGTAACCCTGCTAATGGTGATGGTTGTTTTCGTGTCCATCGCCCATATCTTTATGTATTAGCTATTGTTCGCCCAGAATATCCTGGAGCAGTTAAGCCTACAACAAGCAAGGCTGTTAATAACAAAGCTTTAGCTACAGGCGTTGCCGGAGTTACAGCTCTAGGAGGTGCCGGTGCTGCAGGTATTACTCATACTACAACCTCTACACCAACAACTAAGACCACCGTTATTGTTGCGCCACCCTTCCCAGGATCTAGCGCCTTTAAAGTTGGGGCTAAGGGAACATCTGAGTTGATAGTAGCTAGGGCTTTAGCTAACGCTGGTTTACTCCCAATGAACTTAGTATCCAATGTTCTTACACAAGAAGAGATAGCTTTGATTCCTGTGTATCAGTCTAAGTACCCAGGTTTGACCGCAGAGAAAAAAGCTGGGGTCGTTGGTAAAAATACATACCTATCCATGGCAGCAAAGGCAGGCTATTAATGAAGTTGTTTCAGAAGCTATCTGACTGGGCTGCAATATCTTTTGGTTCCCCTTGGTTCTTTATCTTTCACCTGCTTTGGTGGGGAAGCTGGGTAGTCTTTGCCATAGAGCCGTTCCCGTACGGACTCTTAACTCTCATAGTTTCTTTGGAGTCTATTCTTTTATCCGGGTTGATCTTGAACGCTACTAACCGTTCAGGTGAGGAAGATAGGCGCATTATTAGTAAGGATCTAAAGCTAGATCAGGCAACCCATAATCATATTGAGGAAATGCGCAGGCATATCAACCTGATTATGGATCATATGGGCGTAGACGATACCCGTCCATAATTTGCAAGTACTTGTATTACCTTGTATACTATTAGTAGAAGGAGATAAAGATGATTAAGTTCAACTTTAAGAGTCCTGTGTCAATGGGAATTGCCAGTTCAGCCGGGTTTAGCGCCTGGGCCGCATCTGGCTTTGCACCGGATATCAAGCATATTGGCCTTGCAGCATCGGCAGCATTAGCAGGTACGGCTCAGCCAAGCTTCTCGTCTTCACAGCCTAATGTTCAGGCTGAGTCCCATATTGTTACGCCTTACGTAAACAATGTAACTACTACAGAGGGAAAATAAATGCATCTACCACAATCAGAAAAGGCTCTTGTTGAGCACTACGTTTACGCAACTGCAGCAGCAGCTGTGGCTATCTATCAGACAGGTAATCACCACTGGCGCCACATTGCATTTGCAGCCGTAGTCGGTGTAGTTGGCCCACTTGTCGCTAAGTTTAATCCAAAGGGTACAATCAACGAGCTTGCTAAGAAGGAGCATCTTGATGCAGTTACTACCGCAGCCATCAGCTCTGTAGCAACTGCTGCAGTAGCAGATGCTCAAAAGGCCGTTGCTAAGGCAGCTGTAGAAGCAGCCAAGTAATTACTCTAGGTAATTGGCCGGGGAATTACACCCCGGCCTTTTGCTTTTACGGGTATACTGGAACCGTCTAAGGAGTAAACATGGCTGAGTCGCATCAAAACTGGCAGTACCTAGGTGCTAGCGGTTTCATTGGAGCGTACACCACTACAGGTGGTGGCGGTACTCCTGTCGTCCCACGAAGCGAGATGGACTTCCTCCGCATCGGTATTGGCCGTGCCCCTCAAGCAGAGTATCCAGACGGTTACCTAGGATCTATTCGCTCACGTCGAGATGATAAGGGCAAGCCTTATGCAGTCTCAGATGTAGTTCTTGACTCTCTTAAGAATCGTCAGAACCAACGTGCATACCAACGTGGCGTGCACCGTGGAGAGCGCATTGATCCGGCTCAGTACTTGTGGCCACAGAACATGCAGCCAGATCGTAGAGTTATGGCACGTCCACAGCTTGTAGATAACGACGGCTCTATTACTATGGACATGAAGAGGAACTCTCCTCTAACTCAGCTAGCCCCAGCACCGCATCTTGTTAACGATGGTAAGTCTAATATTTCAGCTAATGTCCCTGCCGAGTTCAATCCTCGCACAGCAGATACCTTCTCCCATCTAAAGCCTAGGTGGCAATAGTGGATGACTCTTTAAAAGCACAGTTACTATCAGGTAAGGATGAGGCCAATACCTATGATGGTAGCGCTTGGAATCCTACACCTGAAGAACGTGCTGCTAAAGGTGTGCGGCCAGGTGCAGTCTTTCCTGGAGTTCCCCTTGTTGATTCACAAGCTAAAGATGTTCCTGTTGATGATGACGGCATCCCATTTATGTCTCATGGTAAATTAGGTGAGATTCTAGGTAGAAAAGATAGTGCACGTCTTGCTTGGGAAACCGGCATCAACCAGCACATTGAATTTCAAGGACAAGGTGGGGGAACAAACCAAGGTGTACTAGGTAAGCACCGTGTGTGGTTCAGTACCAGAGATGTTGCAGATCATATGGCCTCCCTACGCTACGGCACACACCCAGCTACTAAAGGTGAGGACCAACAAGCTCGAGAGCTTCGTTGGGGTCATATCCATGAGGACCTTAAGAATCGCTTGCTTAACGCTGATATGGCTAATAACAACATGCGTAGAAATGGTCAGACACCTTACGATACACATAATCAACCAGATCGCCGCAATGCTGGATTTGAAAACAGAACTTTCCGTGGACCTCGTATAGCTACAGACAGACTTACCGGAGCCACGTATAATACCAATGATCTTAAGTCAGCTTTTAGAGAAAATCGCTTTAAGCCTATCAAGAGAATCACACCCGTTGAGATTGACCGTAGGTACGGTTCGCCTCGTAACATTGACTGGAAGGCCCCAGAATGAACCAAGATGGTGTTTATGATCATAGCAAGGGTCGTCCTATTGTTAACGACGAGCCTGAACCAAGCCTTCTTCGCTATGACTACATGGGTCCCTTCAGCTCTATGCAAGAAGGTTTAATGACTCGTGCCCTTTACTCATTAACTATGCCTGCAGCTTTATTGCAAGATATCGTACGTCCACCGCTACCTCAGGTAAACCTATTCCCACCACGTTTTGGGTATCGCACACGTGAGCTGGGGATTATGGATGTAATGGACGTCAACGAGGCTTATGATGAGCCACAGCGTGTTGATTACACAAAGAGTAACGCCGGTTATGAAGGCACCTCACGTAATAATTTGGGGAACATGTAATGGCTAGCCAACCTATTTACCAAAGAGTTATTGATACCCAGCAAGGTTCTATAAGCGGCATCGTATTTGAATACCGTGACACCTCTAAAAAGCCGGAGTCTGAAGGCCGTAATGATAGCTTTGAAAAAGGTCAAGATGACTGACAGCGATATCTACACCGAGACTATTTATGGCGGAAGTAAAGAGTGCCGCTCATGCGGCAACATTATGGGTCCCTACGAAGCTATGCAAGTTCATAGGGGCGTTTGCGGTAACTGCCGAAGCTCTAAGATGGAACAGCTTGTCAGACAAGGAATGAGTGAGAAATGACAAAAAAGAAGTCAGAAGGAAAGATCAAGAACCCTAACGGGGAGCACATGAAGGGCTACAAGGTCAAGAACCTGAAGGTCCTTACCCCAGCAGACGCTGCCAAGGCAAAGATGGCTGAGCAAGCTCTTAAAGATAAGAAGGCAGCCCCTACTAAGAAGAAGGCTCACGGTAAGTGAACCCTATTCCCTCTTTTCATAAGGTGGCCATGACAGCCGCCCTGGGAAAAGATATGCAGCTGGTTGGAAACCCTAACTTTCCTAACCCTAGAGGGGCTAATCCGGCCACTACAGTTGCTCCACCTACGGAGCTCTCAAGAAATGTAATGATTGAGGACCCAGCGTTACACGGAAATGGTAATATTCCTACTAGATATCTAACAAATTAGGAGCACCCTATGATTCGTCCGATTCGCAACCGTAAGAAGGTTGTAGCGGCACGTGCCACCGAGCGAGGCATTGCCGGCCACCAAGCTGCAATGAAGGCTTTAGGCATTGCCTCAGGTATACATTTTTCTGAAGATGGTAAGCCCTGGACTCAAGCTAAGATATCTAACTATATGAAAAATGAAAAAGAGGATTACTAATGGCAGTTAACAACTCACGTTCACTCAATGGTGGACTAGAAGAAGGATCAACAGACGGTAAGTACCGTAAGGTCCGTCCTAACACAGAGGTTGCTGTAGGCACCGGTGACGATATCACTTTGGCCAACCGCCGTGGTCTCCATCCTTACTGGAACTATGATTTCATTGATCAAGAGGCATCTTCAATGGTTGCCCCAACAGATATTAAGAGCTCAGTAAAGCCACGCTCTCCAATGCCAGTAGCTGATGTATCTAATAATCAAATGGGTGCGAACTACTAAGATCATAGGTAGGAGCTCTAATGGAGCGTGTATATAACGACGACTGCACCTCTAAGTCGTGTGAACATAAAGGTACTGCACATACCCACAGCGATGGGGACACGGCAGGATCTCCCATAACTCCTTGGGAAGATTATCACGATACGCCTGAATCCACCTTAGATGCTGTAGATAGTGGTCTAAAAAATCGCCCCCCAAACCATCCCGTATTTGGTCGCAACAATGCAGACTTAACTACAGGTATGCAAGAAGCTAAGATTATTCCATTCAAACCTAGGGGCAAATAATGGCAGAAGAAAGAAAAAAATCTGGTAAGCGTACCCAAGGCATCACCACCTCTACTGGCCAACAGGTCGGTGCCGAGGAGCTTTTCGACAATGAAGGCACTGGTGCTACCAGTGGCATGTCCATTGAGAAAAAGCCTATTCTCAAGGCCACCAGCGGCGTAGATGATCGTAATAGGTTCATACCTTTGGATGCAAGTGACGAGGCTAAAACACCTCGTGTTAATCGTGCTTCCCGCCCTAAGTGCGAGTACACCAAGCGCAATCACTTGCCTGCCACACGCAACCTAATGTTTGACGGCCACTCAAAGTACGGTAACTCAACAGTCGCTATGTGCGATGTGCATGCATTGCAGTTTCTTCACGACCCAACCCTGGTTGGAACTCAAGACTTGTCCCTAAGTGCAGAGGGAAATAAGGCGGCCAATCGTCGTAGCTACCTAAGAAGGGTGGGCTTGCGTAACTCTGCTGCTGATGCAACATTTAGAGCTATGGGAGTAGCACCATTACTTCAGACTTCAGGTCGCCCAACAGGCAGCCAAACAACTGTAAACGAAGACCTTATGAAAGATTACGGAAAACAAGGCTTGACTATTGACCATGTAACTCCGGTTATTGACCAAGCTGAACAAAATGGTGGCAGGGCTGTAACCCCTTACGATGATGAGACTCCTGGCCCACAGAGAGATAACTTCTGGGAAGACTAGGATTTGGCGTATCCTAATTTATCGGATATACTATAAACACAAGGGGGCATGATGTCACTACCAATTTTAGGCGGGGGAGCTAATCCCGCTGATGAAGGCAAGACCTGGACAAATATCAAGGACGAAGGTCCTTATATTCGCCTGCTCTATTGCTATAACTGTAAGACTATCGAAGAACTGCCAGATTACGAAGGCCACCCAGATGATGACGTCTTACTGCAGGTGATGATTGATAAGCACGAGTCTGCTGGTATTCCGCACTCAGGTTTCCTATCAAAGATCGGAATCAAAACCTATTCACGCCCAGAGGTACGCAAGCAAGTAATTAAGAATTTGCGTAACAAAGTTGGCGGCGGACTTGCAGATATTGATCCTGACTACTATACTACTAAGGCAACCTTCTATGAAGATGCAATGAAGTGTTTTAACCTTCATTTGCGCCCAGTAGAAGGGTGCTATGATTGGAAAAATAAGAACAAGCGTCTAGTTCCTAAAGGTACAGACGAGCTTCGCAAAGATCTTGGTCTTGAAAGTGCAGCAAAATCTGCAAGTACAACGGTGTACTTGTGTGATTTCTGCCCTGCTAAGACTTTTGTAGTTGAACAAAACCGTAAAAAAGCCGGACTATACGAATAGGATATGACATGTCAGAAGAGACCACAGACCACACACACGACGTTGCTGAAGCAACGGGACCAACTATTACTTTTGGTTATGCAGTATTAGTTACTGAAGATGGTAACGTATATGTAGAACGAAATCCCGGTATCTTAACCGTTCCGGTTCAGCGTGAAGCAAGCCTCATCGAGGTTCGCCGTTATACCTCAGAAATCCTTATGGATCTACAGGCTCAGTCAGCCGCAGAATACGTATCTCTACGCCTTGCTGCAGCACAGCAGCCACCAGTCGAGGACGCAACTCCTTCAGCGTAATCTGCTCTATGCCGTGACGTAACGACGATTAGGGTAGAGAATATGCTTATGGATTATGGAGACTTTTCAGATGTAGCCCCGGTGATTACACCGGGGTCTACTTCCTATTTCAGCGCTCCTTCTCGAGAGCTAGATCCCAACCTATTTCAGGGTGAAGAGCTAAAGCATTGGGTCCGTATGGGTATCCTATCTATGCTCTTTGATTACCTTGGCACTCAGTACAACGCTCCCGGTTCTTGGACACATGTCTGGTTAGCCGGATCCGGCGTATCTTACCAATGGGAAGCTGCACGTCAACCCGGTGATTTAGATTGTCTAGTGGGCATCAACTACGTTAACTTCCGTAGAAGTAATCCAGAGTTCTCAGGCTTCTCTGATGAAGAGATTGCAAAAGAATTCAATGAGGGATTCAATAGAGAGTTGATGCCTAAGACTTCTAATTGGGAAGGCTATGAGCTTACCTATTATGTTAATCCTCAGTCAGACATACGTGATATCAACCCGTATGCTGCCTACGATCTAACCACAGATACTTGGACTGTAAAGCCAGATCTAAATCCACAACCTCCGTACAGCAGGGCTTGGGAACAACGAACACAGCGTGACCACGATAACGCTACCGAAATGGTAAAGCGTTACACTGATGCGTTGAATGAGGTTCGCAACTCCACTAACCCTGCGTACAAAGTTAACGCAGAGCGTAAGCTAAAGCTTGCTATGGAACAGGCTATTGCCTTCTATGATGATATTCATAAGAGCAGGCATGTTGCCTTTAGCAAGGTTGGAGAAGGTTACGCCGACTACAACAACTATCGTTGGCAGGCAGGCAAACGCTCCGGTGCTATCCAGGCGTTACGCTCCATCAAGGATAGCCAAACTGCATTTAATGCCGGTAAACAGAAAGAGCTCTATGGCATGGAGCTACCCGATACAAATACACTAGTTAGGAGAGCACTTCGTGGCCAATAAAGAACAAAAAGGTAACGCAAACGATAAAAAAGAGGCAAAGATGAGCCTTAAAGAGAAGCGTGAGCAGAAGAAGTTGAAGAGCGAAAACAAGTATAAGTAACTATACTTAGGCCATGGCTAATCCGTGGCAATGCGCACTGTGTGACAAGGTATACGTGGTCGCTTCTCTAGCAAGACATTGCGAGCAGAAGCATTTGGACGAAGATGAGGATATAAATGGCAACAGCACTGGTCTCCCTAGAGGGAGTGCTAATGACGGAAGTAGGGGATCCAATCCCTGATGGCGTACGCCTCTTCCGTATTTTAGCTGAGCACTACCGTGTTGTCATTACCTCTGACATGACACAGGCAAAGACTGAGCACTGGCTTCGTAGTAATATGATCTTTGGTTACGGCGATGTCTATGATGATAGGTACTTCTTTGAGGGCCAAGAACTAAGGATGCGCCAGCTCGATTATGCTATGAGCAAGGGCAGGGTAGAGCTATTCGTAGATGCGGATGCTGACTACTGTGCTGAAGCTCTGGCTAAAGGCGTCCCATCCATAATGTTTGCATCTCCCAAGTTCGTGCGCTCAAAGCGCCAAGTAAAACAATGGGATGCCCTCCGTGACGAGGTAGAGCGGCAAAGACTAGCGTTGCTAGATGCCCACCTCGGGAGTAGGACTAGTAGGTTCGAATGAACATAGTCTTCATGGGCGGAGAAGTACCCAGTCATAGAACTCTCCTTACTTCTGTAGGGGCTAAACACATAAGCATCAACTACTGGCGTCTAGTCAAGCGTGGCTTGCCAAAGACCAAAGACTATATTCTGGCTGATCGCTTCCCAGATGATGTAAAGATCTATCTGGACGGTGGCGGCCATAACGTCAACGACCTGAACATGACGGAGCGAGAGCTAGAGGACTATGCGGCTGATTACCAGGACTTCCTGGCTATCAATGCCGATAGGATCACTATGGCTACCGAGTTGGATGCCAAAGCTCTTGGATCTACCTGGATCAACTACCAGAGGAAAACCTTTGGCGAGGAGTTCGGGCTAGACAAGTATGCTGTGGTATGGCACCAGGAAACGGGCCACAATGGCCTCTACGCCTTGGCATCCCAGTATCCCAACGTCGCACTGCTTGGAGAGTCCTTAGAGGACGACACCAGCCTGTCAGCACGTTCTAGGGCATTTCTGGCTCAGTTCCCAGATCTAGAATTTCACGGGGTTGCCTGTGCTAAACCAGATAATCTACGACAAGTCCCGTTGGCAACCGCCAGCACTCTCTCATGGCTTAGCCCAATGATGAGAGGTGAGACTATTGTCTGGGACGGCACTAGACTTGTCCGGTATCAGAAGAAGCAGAAAGACCAAGCTCGTCCTCGCTACAAGGCGATCATCGAGAAGGCCGGACTCGACTTCGATAAGATTATGAATGATGATAGTAACGAGGTAACCCGCCTCGCTATTTGGTCCTACCTGCAGTTGGAGAAGTCCTTGAATAGTAAGAAGTTATCTGATAACAGTGGTGCAATGGATGATCCAGGTTTAGCGGAAACCAGGGGTGTGGAACCTGATAACAGGGGGGTTGAGGTGCGGAAAGAATTCACGCCTAGAGACCCAAATGAGACCATGACGCTGCCTGTTTTTGGCGTTTCAAACAAGACCATCATGGAAAAAGATGACCTAGGAAGGGATGTAATCAGTGATGTACCGGTCCTTAAAAGTACGACCTCATCGTTCAGGCAATGCAATACTTGCTTCGTTGCGGCGAATTGTCCGGCGTTCAAACCTAACAACAGTTGTGCGTTTAACCTCCCAGTCGAAGTAAAGACTAAAGAACAGCTGAAGGGTTTGCTCAACGCAGTTATCGAAATGCAGGGCGCTAGGGTTGCTTTTGCACGTTTTGCTGAAGAATTGAACGGTGGATACCCAGATCCTAACACCGGTCAGGAAATTGACCGCCTATTTAAATTGGTAAGCGAAGTCAAGAAGTTAGAGGAAAACAAGGAGTTCATCCAGATCACAGCTCAGCGGCAATCCTCAGGTGGTATGCTTTCCGCTCTCTTCGGAGACCGGGCAAATACACTGCGGGAGATCCCCAACGGTGGGCTCAATGAGAGTGAAGTCAGCAAGATCATAGATGACAATCTAAATAAGTAATACCTGATAACAAGCCAAAAACTATAGAAATGGGTGATGTGTGTTTTCGTTTAAACTCGCAGAAGATTTTGTAACTCCGTACCGGTCAAAGAAGGTCCCGTGGGGTTATCAGGATGCTGCTGGCAACTCTCTTGGGGAAATTACTTTCTTGCGTACCTACTCTCGTCTTAAAGAGGACGGTACCAAAGAGACTTGGACAGATGTATGTGAGCGTGTCATCAACGGCATGTACTCTCTCCAAAAAGACCATGCCAAGCAGAACCGCCTGCCTTGGTCTGATATCAAGGCTGCTACTTCAGCCAAAGAAGCTTTCGACCGACTATTTAACCTGAAGTGGACCCCACCTGGCCGAGGCCTATGGATGATGGGAACTCCTCAGGTTAATGAACAGAAAAACTCTGCAGCGTTGCAGAACTGCAGCTTTGTATCTACAAATGCTATGACTAAGAACGATCCGGCTAAGCCTTTCTCTTTCTTGATGGAGGCATCAATGCTGGGCGTAGGCGTAGGATTCGATGACAAGGGTGCAGACAAGGACTTCACTATCTATGCACCTACAGAAGGAGACACCTATGTCATCCCCGACACCAGAGAAGGCTGGTACGAATCTACGGCTGCCCTCATCAATAGCCACCTTAAGCCAGATACGAAGAAGCCTATATTTGACTACTCGGCAATCCGACCATACGGAACTCCAATCAAGACCTTCGGAGGTACTGCGGCTGGACCCGATCCGCTCATCAAACTCCACGACCAACTAGCTAAGATCTTTGATAACAGAGCTGGCCAAAAGCTGACTCGCCGTGACATCGCAGACATCGGTAACCTAATCGGCGTGTGTGTAGTCTCCGGTAACGTCCGCCGCTCAGCTGAGCTCCTAATTGGCCGTTTGGATGACGAAGAGTTTATTAATCTTAAGAACGCCGAGATGTTCCCAGAGCGTAACTCCTATGATCCCGCCAATCCTGGTTGGGGTTGGATGTCCAACAACTCCGTTGAGGTAGAGGTTGGCCAAGACCTATCAAAGATCATTGAAGGTATTGCCCGCAATGGTGAGCCTGGCGTGATCTGGATGGACACCACCCGTAAGTACGGGCGTCTAGCTGATCCGATCAACAACAAGGACTGGAGAGCGGCCGGGTACAACCCATGTGCTGAACAATCATTGGAATCAATGGAGTGCTGTACATTGGTAGAGACCTACATTGGGCGCCACGACAGCCTGGAAGATTTTAAGCGCACGCTCAAGTTCGCCTATCTCTATGCCAAGACTGTAACTCTCATCCCTACCCACTGGGAAGAGACAAACGCCATCATGCAGCGCAACCGCCGCATCGGTACTTCAATCTCCGGTATCGCAAACTTTGCAGATACGAAGGGTCTTCCCTTGCTTCGTACCTGGATGGACGACGGCTATGCAGTCATCCAAGGCTATGATAAGAGTTACTCCGAATGGCTTGGTATCCGTGAGTCAATCAAGATGACCACAGTAAAGCCATCCGGCACAGTCTCAATCCTAGCGGGAGAATCCCCAGGAGTTCACTGGACTCCAGGCGGTAAGTTCTTTATGCGCACAATTAGGTTCTCTAATAGCGACCCTATGCTCCCATTGTTCAAGATGGCTAACTACAAGGTTGAGCCATCAGCTTCAGATCCGGACGGAACATCTGTTGTATACTTCCCAGTGAAGTCAGATGCTATGCGTTCTGAGAAGGAAGTCTCTATCTATGAGAAGATGGCAATCGCTGCCACTGCTCAGAGGTACTGGTCAGATAACTCTGTTTCTGTTACCGTATCGTTTGACCCAAAGACCGAGTCTGATGCAATCGGAACCGTATTGCATATGTATGATGGTCAACTAAAGACCGTATCGTTCCTTGCAATGGATGATACGCTATATCCTCAGATGCCTTACACCCAGAGTAATGCTGAAGAGTACGAAGAAGCCCGCATGACCCACTTCCCAATTGATTTGAGCGGTGTGTATGCAGGCATGGCATTTGATGCAATCGGTGAGGCCTATTGCACTACAGATGCGTGTGAAGTAAAACTAATCAAAGATAACGCCTAAGGAGAAACATGTCAGACGAGATTAACCCAGACCTATACGACGAAGACTTCGAAGATGACTTCGAAGATGGTTTTGATGACTTCGACTTCGATGAGGATGACCTTGACGAGTTAGAAAACGACATTACTGACCCTATCGAGTAGGCCAAAAAAGGCCAACACAAACATAAAGCCCCCGACTCAATTAAGAGCCGGGGGCTTTTTGGTTATCTATTAGTCAGCTATGTGCTTACCTGAGTTATCGGTTAGCTCATAGTATGTGCTGTCTGATACCTCTGTATCCTCATAGCCATCAATTTGATCGGGGTATGTCGTACCCTCGACTAGGCCGGTATATATTTCTATTGCGTGGTCCTTATCTTCAGCATCAAAGATAAATGTACCTTGGCGGGTTGTATCAAACTGTACACGGAACTTAGGCACTTGTTTCTCCTTTGTATTGGCACTCGCATTGTTCTACATCAAAGTCGTCATCTGATTCCCAGTAAACGACCCCCGTACCATGACACATATTGCAGGTACGGGGTAGTACAGTCTCCATGTCCATCATGCATCAGCCTTCCATGTTAGCTCACCTGATAGATGGGTTGGCTTACCTAGGTCATTTGTGGCCCCAACTACCATCTTGATTGACTTGCGTGGTGTGTTCTCAATAATCCACTGCTTCAAGAAACGCTTTGCAGCAGATGGGTTGGCCCATGCAGAATGTGTAGGCCTATCAGATAGATGACTCTCAGTGATGGTGAGAAGCCATGCCCCACCCTTCTCTACTGACAAGTTCTTGGTTAGTGTTGCCTTTAGTGTTTTAGTTACCTTGGCCATGAGGCCCTCCTTATAGTTTTATTTGTTGATTGAATCCGACCATCTTCAGGTCCCTTAGTATGTTCTTACCAGCTCTGGGGTCGCCCAGAGATTGCGGTCCAAAGAAGACTACTTTCTTAGTCCCTGGATTGACTACCTTTACATGGTGTTTGCCGTTGGTCATGCTGACCTCTAATCCGGCTGTCTCTAAGGCGTCTACCAGTTTCTTTATCTCCTTGGTTTTGATTGTAAACTGTGCAAATTGCATTACATGCTCACCCTCCCTTTTTATTAGTAATGATTTGTATGCTTTCGATATATCCCTGCTCACCTGGCCTATTTAGATCCGACTCGTTAGCGATCTTCCACTCCTCTAGGTTTCTATCCCAGAATCTTAGAGACCACTCTTGATTGTTACGGTCATGCTGGTCGTCTACACGCCATTTCTTTAGTTTAACCCTAAAGGTAAGGCGCAGGTCATATAGGTCACTGTCATCGCTCATTTACTTCCCTTCTGTATATAGTATAACTGGGTTGTTTGTGTTGGTCAAACTTCCTCGATGTCACCGGTCTCGATCCAACCGGCCATCTCATCCACAACCCATCCGTTGAAGCCTTCGCTGATGTGCTCCTCGGCTATGTCTCTGGCATCACTTTGGCTGTCTGCTTCCACCCAAAGATCACTGATAATGTGCTCATGGATAGTTACTCTGTATTTAGTCACGTAGCTCCCAATCTTCATAGGTTGATTTAACTGCGTCATCTAGGTCAGCTATGAGCATTTCAATCTCATCCCCTGTCCAGTCTTCTACCATATCTGCTGTTATTGCTGCTTGCCATATGATTTTGTCTGACATTAGTTGTCTTCCTCTCTGATTGGTTCTTCATTGCATTCCGCCATTACTTTGGCGTCCAGATCTTGACGCATTTGGGCAAACATTTCTGGTGCCCAACCTGCATCAAAAATCCTGGTGATTAGCTTAGCCAATGGGTAGTTATTATTAACCGCATTGACATAGTCAATCATTAACAGAGCCTTGTCTGAATTGCCACGCTCATACTCAAACACGGCATTGATTGTGATGAACGGCACACTATCCAATGCTGTGGTGTGCACGGCCATATAACGTACAAAGTCAATAGACTCTTCAAGGGTAAACCTATTAGGCATACCCAAGACCCAGTCCCTGACTGCGAGGTCATTGTTAACTGCGTAAATGACCTTCTCAAGCCTGTCATCTTGCAGAGGGATAACATTGTTGATGCTCTCCTCAATCAAGGTGATTGCTTCTTTGCGGGTTGTAGTTATCATTCTTTCTCCTTTTTAGTTGTTCGGAACGTACCTTCCGGGGTTGGCCATTGGTATGGCATGTCGTCAGCTACATCAAAGTCGTAATGCTCTGGAAGCTTACGCTTGAGGTTAGACTGATGACTCTCATGAAAAGTGCTGGCCCCAAGCCACCAAGGCTTCTTGATTGGCTTTAGGTTGTACTGCTTCATGAGTTCGATCACTTGCTGCTTGGTATTGTCTACATAGCCACGCTTAGTCCACTCATTACAGATTGTTATGGTGTATTTGGCTAGTAGACCTTCATGCCCCCGCCACATTACAGCGGCCGGATGATTGCGCCATCCCACAGTTAGACCCAGGTTAGCCCTCAGAATCTGCAACGCCTCTACACGTTGCTTGCCGAGTCTCCTATCGTCTAGAGATTGCGCCACTTGCTTGAAGTCTGCATATGGCAGGAATGTATTTACCATCGTTCTCCCGTGTCTTCTCCGAAGTAACAGTCCCAGCACGTTGCTGTCTGACTGTGAACTACGTACGAGTCGTCTTGGCCCAATACGTTCTTACATAGGTTGCATTTGATCATTAGTCCTCCAACAGCATAGGGATAAGATCTTCAGCCCCATGCTTGACTAGTAGGTTGCGTACGATGGCTTTGTTTGTGTTGAGCAGGTCAAGTTCTCTCTGCCTCAACATCTCACTGAGCCATGCTGCCGGATCTTCTTGACGAGTGGTCATGCTAATGATGCCAACATGATGCCATTATCTTGAGCCCACTCGTGTGCTGGAGTGATAGCTTCGATAGACAGGTTAGCCCCACCATCTGCTACCTCGTCTGAGATATGAAGCAGAAACATCTGTGCTGATTCATAGTCATTGAATACCTCGATTAAGGTTTCCGTCAAACTGTCATATATTGTGTACATTATCTTCCTCTCTTTCTGATTGCTCCGGTGACTACTGATTTAGCAAATGGCAGAAGATCACGGGCCGTAGTGATACGGGCAAAGATCTCCACACCATGTTTAAATGTAGCCTCAGTATAGTTATACCGTTCTCGGTAGAACTCCATGTCTTTGTCACCCATGATTAAGGACATAGCAGTAAGAATGCCACGCTTACTCATACGTTCGATAACCTCGTCACTTTTAGTGCCAAAGGCGCCGTCAGTGACAATGAACAACATCTTGTTCTTCTTACGAGATGATAGAAGAACTTGCTCTGCAGCAAGCAAGGCACTATAAGGCTCTGTGCCACCACTGCCGTAGATGAACTTGTAATATGTTTTGTTGGCTAGTTCTGTTCGATTGTAAGCCAACTCCGTCTCGTCATCAAACGAGTACACGGTCACCGGAGCGCCGATGCCTTCTAGTGCACGCTTGATAGTCCAAGACGCAATGGATGCGTCACGGTCATTGCCACCGGACATAGAGCCTGAACGATCCACGAGGATCACAGCCTCCACATCAGTGCCATCCGTGCCTTCATCCCAGCGGTCAAAGGCTTCATCAATCTCACATCCACGAATAACACGCTGGACATTGAGCTTGCCACTAGCCTCTTCCTTGTGCCAAGCAGGCTCGCATTCATCACGTAAGCGTTCTAGTTCACGTGCGAACTTACGATAGGTAACCATTGCGTCTGATGGAACAGGCGCTGTGTCATAACGACCACGCTTGATGGTATCGGTATGCTTACCGTCACCACCTACGATTACCTTTTGCTTGGTTTTTAGATCTTGAAGCACTTCCTTGCTAGACATAACGGTGTCAATAACATCCGTTAGCATGTCGTGCACACTATCTGGTATACCACCTAGGCTTTCATGATGGCCTGTACCAGGAGTGATTGATGGGGGCGATGCTTCACCATTTTTTGGCTTAGCATTTGCCATATCAAGTGCTTCTTGCTGTGTTGTTGGTGCAGGTGCTGTGGGTTTGTTTGTGTTGGGCGTAGTTGATTCCGCCTTACCCATACCCTTGGCACGTTCAGCGTCTTTCTCCTGGGCTTTGCCAGGTTCAGGACGACCTTTACCTACGGCATCACGATCAGTACAGCCGGTCATACCCTTAGGAAGATTCTGTGGGTTAGGCAACTGGCCGATTACCTCATCGTTCCAACGTTGGATGAGTTCGATTGCTTTGTCGTAATCACGGGGGAATACAAGCAACCTATACTGGTCTACGATGTCAGCAATTACAGGGATGAGCTTAGGCTCATAGAACAAGTCCCTGAATGCTTCACGTATCTGAATAGGTAGATACCTGCGACCACGTAGGAGCATATAAGCACCTTCCGCTTCCTCAGGGGTACTACCTAGATAACGAGCGCACGTTGCAGTTAAGAACGGCGCTACTGATGGATAGCGGGCTACAAGCAACGTCTCGATACGCTGGTCCTCCAGCATATTGGCCGCTCGCATTAGTCCACGATTGATAACTTCCTTCATGAATACTGTTCCCTTGCGGGGAGTATACAGATGGTGAGCTAGCTCGTGGAAGTTCAGGCCATTGACCTGAGATAACGCTTCAAGATCAATGTCTTCGATCTCACTAGCGTTGATGTAGATAGCCTGGCCATCAGACCAAGCAGGCGCAGGACCATCAGGCACCACGTGGACTAGAACCGGATCACCGGTAATAACCCTGTCAGCTTGTTCGTAGACACGGCATAGAGCGTTTAGTCTGATAGAGCGTAATTGAGATTCCTCATCACGCTGTTCCATATAACGCTCATTTAGATTGTCGTCAAACATTTACCACCTCCTTAGACCGTCATTGAATTGGCTGTTGCGACCCATGCTTTTAAACGATCAGATTGTGTTTGTGTTGATTCTGACTCATCGTTCTTGATCTCCGGTGCAATACCGAAGTCAGATTGGATGTTGTACTGATGTGTCTGGAAGACCAGACGCACAGACGCTTGCTCGTCAGAGCCGAAGTGAGCGATAAAGTTCTCAACTGCGAAGTCATAACCAAGCTTGGTTACAAAGTCACTGAACTCGATCAGCATGTTAGTAGATATTGGAGTATCGTACTGACCCTTAGCTGCTTCAGTACGAAGAGACTTGACTAGTGTACGAAGAGCCTTGCTACTAACAAGCTTCTCCTCGACAGCATCGTCGTAATCCCACAGCAACTGAATATCAAAGCGGTTACGCATTGCATAGTTTAGAGGTGTTGTACCTACGTAGTCAGGATTCATAGTCGCAAAGATCGTAAGATCAGGATGCGCTGTGATTGTCTCGCCCATATGGTCGAGCAGAGTGATAGTACGACGACCATCGGTTAGTGGATAGAGTGTGGTGTAGATTTTAGGACTGATGAAGTTCATCTCGTCCAGTAGTAGAACACCACCGTTACGGACAACGTCAGTTACTGGACCGTCAATCCAGCCATAACTACCATTGCCGTCAGGAATGAAGCCACCGAACAACTGGCGTGACTCCATAGATGCATTGCCAGATACTGTAGCCATACGCAAGCCACGATCAGCGGCCCACGCTTCTACAGCTGTTGTCTTACCAGGGCCGGTTGGGCCGTAGATAAGCACGTTGATACCATCAGCACGAGCGGTATCAAAGATAGCAAAGTCTTCAACGTTGTAGACCTTGCGATGCACATAGCGTTGTGCTAGATGCAATGGTGGAACTGTGGCCAACGACACATTGAATGCAGGAGCGGCTTGTTGGGCCGGAGCATCGAGTGTTTGTGTTGGCACGGGAACGACTAGCGGGCTAGTTGTTGCTCGGTTATCTATCACGTATTCCTCCAGTTGGTCATCTCCTACCTCGATTTGAGAGTAGAAGCTTGTTACGATATCCATTACATCGGATTTAACTTCTGCAATGGACTTGTTATGTGCGCCTACTGCCTTGGTAGTTAGGACTGGAGAATAGCCCTTGCTATCAATGGCACGCACATCAGCAGATGTTACGTACACACCTACCGGACGACGAGTTGTTTGCTCGTTATCTTTAACCTCACTTGTTAGTGTGTCTAGGGTTGTTGGCTCCCACTTATTGTGAGTGCCCTTAGTACCATCAGTCACACGAGAGTAGAGATTGATGCCGTCCTTGTATGGGACCACCAATATCTGACGACGGTGGTTGCCCATAGTAGGCTCGTACGATTCAACGAACATTGAGATGTCCATTTATTCCCCTTCTTCTTGCCAGGACGAGTTTAGTCGTTCCTCTAGTATCGTAGCAAGAGCGAATGCCGCTTGCCTTTCCCTTGGCCACTCAGTAATGAGTTGGTAAAGGAATCCTTTATCTTCTGCTTTATCTATTACTTTAGATACTTGCAGACATGCGAAGTCAATGAACTTTTCCATCTCTTCAGGTGGAATCTGATTCATATCTCCGTAGTCTTCATCGCCACATTCGTGACACATATGCTCTCCTTAGTAAGGGGTTGTTGGTTGGCTTACCTCCAATGCGTGACAGTGACTAATTGCATGCCGCTCAGAGCCTGTCAAATTACCAACGTGCGTAATTTTCATCTCGATTATTGCGGGAGCGAACAGTCTATTTTGCGGTGGGTTTAGCCAACCAACAACGGTGTTACTTATTCGATAAGATCATCAACCTTATCGGCATAGCTGTCTCCCTCGCCACCATCTCCGCCATACATCAGCTCGCTGATGATGCCTTTGCGGTAACGATTGAGCACTATACGTGGGCGGCTATTCTTGAGTTGAGTAGCTGCAGAACAACCCAGATGGTCGGCATGGAAATACTGATTTGCACGATATCTAAGGTTGTAGATTTGTGTGAATGCTTGAGTCTTACCGATACCATGACCGCAACTATCACAACGTATATAGTCTTGGGCGGGCATTTGGTCTGACCAAGGATTAACTGGTCCATTTATTGCCATTGAACGGTTCCCTTTCTCAGGCTGTTGGTTTGTTTGTGTTGGCTACGCATTAGCAAGCAGCTGGGCTGCCTGTGTTGTGCTAGCACGTAGTAACTCTTTGAAGGTGTCAGAGCTGACGCCTACTGATAGTGACTCTGCAATGCTCTTGAGCAGAGGACTATTTGTTGATGGATCATTGCGGAGAATAATCTCTCCGGCCAGTTCCGTATCACCTGCAACATAGGACAGAGCGGCTGCATACTCGCTAAAGATACGCAGGTTGTCTGTATTGTTTTTATATGACCTAACACCTGCAAGCATTAGTTGCAATGCATACACAGGTGATTCAATCAAGCGATTGAGGATTGCATCTCGATAACTGCTGTTGTTACTCGTGTAATTTAGAAAATTACCCGGTAACTGCATGCTGTTGAGAGCAATTACGTGGTCTAGCATATTCCCAGCAACAGAATGGTCTATCATTCCGTTGATTGGTTCTGCCATGTCATACGCTACTCGATTGGACATGATTGGCTAGTATCCTTTCTAGTTCGGTTAGTGGTTTCTTTACTATCTTTTTATCCTTTACCCTAAGCGGGGAACCATCCCAGGGTAAAGAAATCTGTTTGTTGCCATAGTCACGCTTGCCTGAACCCTTACAGTAATAACACTCTTGGCTTCGTGGTAGTGTGTGGCCTTTCATTTGTCCGTGGGTGCACGCCATAAGGTGAAACCTGTGCCACGATCCATGTGGTGATTGGGCATCAGGATGTTCGGGGCATGCATACACAGAATCTCCATTAGGTGTGTCATAGAAGTCGCCATCAAAACAAGTAGATGGACTACACCAACTATCTACTTTACCTGTTTGTTTACACAGGCGACAACCCTGTATTTTGGATGGGGTACGCCCTGCGTTTTCATCTATAACTTTTATTTGATAGTTACGTTGAAAGACGTTTACGCCTGTGTACTTCCACATGCGATAGCGAACACCCTGTGACTTCAGTATGTTAAAGCTTCCGCCCCAATAAGTATTGATAACACCACCTTGTAGGGTGAATGAATCATCACTATGAACAATAATGAACGGGTAATTACCGGCCCAATTAGCCTTGATGTGTAGGTCACCACCGGGAAGCTGAAACTTGTTTGCTTTCTCGATGGTCATGCCATACTCATAAAGTGGGCGTATATATTTCTTACGCCCGCCCTCTAGATAATCACACCAGTATTGGTATGAACGTAATTTATAACTCATGGTGCCTCCACTGTTTCAAACAACCCTACAGGAATAGGATCTGTGATGTCAACATATTGAATTTCGATGAGTTGTTCACGCTGGCGCTCGGATGTTTGTGTTGGTTCCTCATCGAACCACACGGATGTGAGGGGAAGCACAGTTGAATCAGGCTTGAGTAACTTGAGGGCAAACCCCAAGCCATCCATAAGCCCGCTGTGATATGCACGACTATGCTGATGGTCATCCCAATGCAGGTCATCGTGCTCCTCGAGTATCTGTTGCTCAAGTGTGGCAACAATGTGCTTGCGCTTTATCTTCTTGCTCACACTAGTGCCTTAGCAAATACTGAATAGACCGGTGCCTTGTACACCTTGCCGGTCTTCCAGTGAGGGATTGACTCGTGGTTTGCACGACCACCGGCAGCCTTCCAAGCTTCACGCTTGGCATTGCTTGCAGCTGTACGACCATTCACGTGTGTGAAGTTGGTCTTCTCTGGCTGTGCTGGTCCTGGGTTTTTCTTGCGGGCTTTGCCGTTCTGGCGTTCGCCTGCTGTGTTTGCTTTAGGAGCTGGTGCTCCGCCTTTACCTTTTGCCATTTTATAGGCCCCTTTCGGAGGTTAGTTGATTGTCTCTACACTGCTGTGTAAAGTTGTGGTGCCATCCTCATCCCATAAGAATGAGGCTTCCTTGTAGGTGAGTCCCTTGTGGGCAACTGCATCTACAATGAATTCTAATCGTTTGGCCGATTCAAGTAGGGAATCATCAATGAATACGACGTTGCCTCGGCTTGCGGCTTCGGCTTTTATCTGTGAGAGGGTTGTTTGTGTTGGTTGCATTATTTATGCCAATCTACTAGATAGGTTGTGCCCCACTTATCGTAGGGAATGTTGATGATGGCCCAAATCTTCCACCATCTATATCCTGCTCGTGATAGTTCAGTGCCGTTGTAATAGGCAAAGTCTTCATGATCTAATGCTCGCTCTATCGCAAAACTTGATAGATGATTGCAAGCATTGGCAAACCACCTGAGTGGCAAGATGTTGGTCTTGTGCTCTGGTGTGGCTGAATACTCAAACTTACCGTGCAAGTCTTCCGGTTCCATAGTTCCTCCTTTCTATTAGTAATGAGCAGTTTATAGAGATGCTCAGCTCTTGGCGAAGGAGGTTTTCTGACTACAAGTCATCCCGCACTCCGTGCCGTGCCCTCAGCCAGAATCGAACTGGCAACACTCACCTTAGGACGATGATGTTCTATCCATTGAACTATGAGGGCGTAAGCAGTTTAGCCTTGTCATGCTTAGGACAGGAGTTCTTTTACCTCAGGAAGAACTTTAGAAACCAACCGGCGTTACCCGTATTAAGGTACTTCGATATCTAACTGGTCAATCAAAGTATCCATAGACATATTGCAATCGGCTACAAGGTATGCATACGATGCAATGTTGTGGTCAACAATAGGCCTAATCTCTAAGCCTGCAATTGACAGTGCGTCACGAATCTCACCCGGGTCAATGTCATAACCCGCTGTGTTTAGTTCACCACCCAAGCGAGTGGTGTATTCGATTTGGTCTTCAATACGTTGTTTTATTTCAACGTATTTAGGATCAAGTGCAGTTGTGGACATCATTGCCCCCTTACTTGATGTACTTGAAAAGGTCGTTCTTGATTGAGACCTTGATCTCATCCTCTTCAGCAGCCTTTAATGCAGCGATGTTAGCCTCTAGTTCAGCAATAGGGCTAACATTTGTGCGGAACTCGGGACGATCCCAAGTAGGACGTGAGTCCTGCGTTGGATAGTCACCAATTGCATCAAACAGCGCCTTATCTGCTTCGAGGGTAAACCTAACTGTCTCTCCGTGATAATTGCTGTTATGGTATACAGATGTATCCTCATTTACCAATGAGGCTGCATTTTTCTTAACCCAAGCACGGGCTTTTTTCTCCCACGCTTGACGTCTAGCCTTGAGAGTTGCATCTTGCTTCTCCCAGTCGGCTATCTCTTTTTGCATCTCGTTAACCCCAGCCTCTAGTTTCTTTAAGATAACTGAGCGCTTAAACGTTAACGCGGTGGTTGTTGTACTAGCCATTGCTGGCCCTCCTTTGTTGTGTGGTTGTTTATGTTGGTGCATACACGGTTTATACTCTCCGTGCGTTGTGAGTTCATTTGCATACTATGCCGCAGTACTCGATAGCAGCACAATGCCGTGTAAGCCCACGAAGTCTTACGAGGACAAGGGGATCGGCCCGTTGGGTTCAGCCTTAGTAGAGATAGCCGGAACTATTTCGTTCGGAGCCTTAGCTCAACGCCTACCACGCTCTTTCTTTTGTGCGGATGTGTATGACCCTGGATTACCTATGTAATCCGAAGCCAGCACAGCACAGAGATTTTCATCGGGTGTGCTGTGGAGGCATCGCATTACACAGAGAAACAGGCGGGGGAGCGTACCCTCACACGCTCAACCCCGCCTCCTCACATAAGACTAGTATTCGATGGAGAAGTAGAAGCATCCAATATCAATGCCTGCGAATAACTCGTTGATATAGATACTGATAGCAAACTGCTTGCTTATACCAACAGATATCCAGAACTTATTAAACTGCCAGGTCTTGTCTCTAGCCTTCATTGTCCCCTCCTTCCAGTAGGTCTATGTCCACAACGGGTGTTGTGGTACGAATTGTGCGTACGCCTGCAAGTGACCACTCTATGGTCATAGGTTGGCCAATGAATGGGTGTTTAATGTTGATATATGGTGTCCACTCTAAATCCCTAACTAGGCCAGGGCCTTTGTCTGGGATACGGCGAAATGTGTGGTTGTTTGTGTTGACCTCATATGTACTATTCTTAGTTATTACTTGGTACATGCCAGTCTCCTTGAGTGATGGCTTGCTGAGTCTTGAGTATATGTACCTCTAGCTGAAGCCTTGCCAGTACAGCATTCAAGGCATCGTATTTAATCTGTAGAGTAGCTAGGCGTTGCTCCATCTCTTTGCTCTTACGCACTTGCTTTACCTCTCATCTCTCGTTGGTGTTGTAGAACCTTATCTAGGCTCCAATTAGGAGTTCCCCAAGCG